TTATCAAATAAGGGTCCATGCATTGATTCCATGTCTCCCACGGGGGATGTTGGTCCTCTTACTAGATCGAATTGTGATTTTAAGTCTTTTAATCCCATAATATTTTATTGTTTATTATAAATATATTTAAACAAAACTTGTTTCATGATTACCATAACTTCTAAATCTTCCGTCGGAAGCCGCTGGATTATTAGCTGCAAAGGAATCAAATTGAGTAACTGATTTTACTATAATAGGGGTCATAGGTGCTGGTTGAGTGTTTCCTCCTCCCCCTAAATTTGTTCCCGCTATAATTGAGTCGTCTTTATTAAGATTAATTGTTCCTTTTGGGGATTTTACAACTAAACCTTCTGGACTAATTGTACCATCATCCATAGATCTTGCTTTAGATACTGCTGCATATAAAGCCCCTAACGCCCCTCCTACTATTAGAGTGCCCAATATGGGACCCGCACTAAAAGCTGCTTTAAAAATAGAAGATACTGCGCCTGTCATTGATTGTAATTTAGCCCTTTTTAATAGTGGAAGTACTCTTACTAATCCCATCGCCATTAAAGCTATTGCCCCTGGTATACTACTAAACATATCTGCTATAAATCCTACTACATGAGTAATAGGAGATATTACTGCTATTAGGTCTACAAACATATTTTTTACCTTGTCAACAGCTTTTGCAAATTTTTCTTGATTTGAAAGTTGTTCTAATTGTTGAATAGTTTGTGTGTCTCCGGTTGCTACTGCTTCTGCCATCATAGCCTTCATATCCCCTTGTTTAAGGAGGGTTTCTGACAGTGAATCTGAAGTCATACCTACAGCTTTAGCTATTGCATCTTGTTGGAGAACATTCATATTAGAAAATTCAGAAAAGCTACCTACATTAGCATTTATTTCTTTTGTTAGGGTTTCATAATCACCTGTTAAAGCTGCCAACCTAGCCTTTTCAAGGTTTAATTGTTTGCCTGTAAGTAATTCTGCTTCTAACTCAGCTCCAATAGATTCTTCAAAATTTAATAATTGTTTACCTATATTTGCTACTTGTTCTAATTCAAAACCTAGGGCTTTAGCAGTTACTACTGCTCTACTTATAGCCTCTGAACTTCCTCCTAATTGTGCTTTTATTTGTCCTGAAGTAGTAGCTGTGGCTTCCATTACTCCTTTAAGTGATACTCTTGTACCTAATTCATTATTAACAGCATTTACAGCTGCTTCTGAACCTTTTAGGGTTTCTTGAACTGTTTGTCCAGTATTATTAGCTAATTGATTATATTTTGCTGCTTGTGCTGTTGTTAGTACTTGTGCATCTAGTATTTTTGCTAGGGGTATTAATCTTTCTACGTCATATTGGACAGCTAAACCTAATTCATCATTAAGGGCTTTGTTTGCTTTTAATAGAGTTTCACTATTTACCCTTAAATCATTTGATGAGGCAGCTGCTAATGACATTTGCATTCTAAAATCATAAGCTGATTCTGCTGATGATTCTGTGCTTTTTCCAATGTCTGTTATTTGTTGGTTTGCCGTAAATAGACTTTTTAAAGCAAAAGCTAATATCATTTTACCTATAGCTACATTGAATTTTTCAAGGCCTATTGCCATTGCCTCTGATGATGATTTTCCATCTATTAGAGCTTGTTTAGCTGATTCTGCTGCCTTATCAAAGGGGCCCGAGAATGCTTTTAAGCCTGGTATGCTGTTCATAAATTTGGATGCCCCCGTAAAAAACTTAGTAGACTTATCTAAATTTGCTGCTTCAATTCTTAAAGCTTCATAATTGTCTTTTACTATTCCCGCTTCGCGAGCCATATTAGCTAAATGTCGTGCTGATTGTTCGAATTGTGTTTTTGAGTCCCCATAGGATGTTGCAGCTTTAGCGGCCATGTCATTAGATCTTTTTTCAAAATCTTCTTTTTGTTTATTAAGGACGGCAATTTTTTCAGAAAGCTTAAAAGCATGATTTTTTGTAGTTGCTAGTTTTGCAGCTTCTTTATTAATATCTGAAGATAGTTTAAGAACTTTGTTAAACTCCTTAACTGTGGTAGCTCCTATTCGAGCCCCAGAAGATGATTGTTTATTAAAGGCTTTGATGCTCTCAACCATCTTATCTATTATAGTCACAGACTCCCTTGCTGAGTCAGTTATTCTCTCTATATTTTTAGGGTTAAATTCTTCTGCCATGATATTATTATTCCTGTATAAATATGAAAAAATAAAAGACGCTTGCGCGTCTCCTATTTACTGATATTATATGTTGATGAGGGATTTATATTAGGTCTTGATAGTTGGTTATCTCCTATATTAGATTGACCTTGTTGTTTGTCCATCTCTACTTTTTGTTTCTTATTGAATTCATTAATTTTTCCAATGTGAAACCTTCTCATCCAAACTGGCATATTATAGACCTCTGAGTGTATAAATCCGCCACCGCCATGGCACACTAGATCATGCAGTTGGGTAAATAGGATATTCCTATACTTCGGCGTCAGGCCAAAAAAAGCTGACATCGATAGGGATATTCACTCTCGATGTGTCACCTTTATTATCTTCATAATCGAATGTTAAGTCAACATCGGGTTGAATATCTGAGGCGTAGTTTCTTAATGCTCTTGAATCACGTGCTAATAGTTGTATATCAACAAATTCACGGATGGTTTTTTTCTCACTGTCTCCATTTATAGAAGTGATTATATATTTCATTCGGGTTGTAATATCCGCTGAGTCTTTTTTATTGATTTTTTTAAGCCCCTTAATCTCATTAGCAATTGCTTTTTCATCCTTATGTGTTAAAATTTTAAAGGTAACTTCTGTTTTAGTTGTTGGAAGGGTATAATGGAATGTATTTTTGCCTTTTGTAATTAATTTTTCATTTAAGGGTTTATCCTCAATATCTGTTAGTTCTATTTCTATTTCTTCTCCTTTATAACTAAAAGAATAATCACTGCCATAGCCTAAAATGCGAGCTGCTACTAGGATTGCGTTTTTATCTCCTACTAATAAATCATTATAATTTATAGGTGTTACTATTAGGGATTGAAGTAATTTATCTATTACTGTTCCATTTTCAATATAGTTTTGGTTTGTAAGAATGTCTTCTTCTTTAGCAGTCATATATTTCATTTCAATAGTCCCCTTAGATAAAGGTGAGTCTTCAGGGTATAGGAGGCCTTTTGAAGGTAATGTTACTTCCTCTGTTGGGAAGGTTGGTTTTGTTTGTTCCATAACTTTATTTAATGTTTAAAACTGGTTTCAGATATACATATATAGCAAACAAAGAAAGCGCCAATAGGCGCTTTTCTTTTATATAAATTATTACTATTAGTAATTTAAGATGGCGTAATCCATTCTAATAGTTAAGTTAATATTCATTGGTGTGTCTGAAGTCCAATCAGCATCTCCAAAGTTAGCTGCTTGAACATATGCTCCTTTACAAATCCACTCTTCAACAACATCTCCAACAGGACCAAGTGCATTAAATCTAATGTCTTTTTTATAGAAATCAGAGTAACCATCTCTACCTGTTACTGACTCGTGTGACAAACGAACCCACTCCATTACTGCTTGTGCACCTGAAGGTGTTACAGGATCATAAAGGTCTGCTGTGATGTTACCCCAATCTGCTTTTCCTTTAAGTTTTCTTTTCACGTTGATGTGATCGAGAGTTACATCGCCAAATGTAACGTTTGGTCTGGATACTTTTTTAACTAAGTAAGCCGGAATCCCGTCGATATACATTACAAACCTGTTTTGCAACTTAGGCTCGAATGCTGTGAACATCATTTCGTTTGTATTTAATATTGCCATCTTTTTATTGTTGTATTTGTTGTTCTATTATAAATATATAGTTCTAAGATTCTTATGCGTCAAACGTTGCTCCAGTTGGTAGTACGTTGAAATCAAGAACAATAAATTCAGCTGTTTTAGTTGGTTGAAGGTAAATCGCACCTACTAATTGATTTCTATCTATTACATCTGGAGTATTGTTAGCTTCATCCATTTGTACTCTGAAGGCGTATAAACCTTGTCTTTGTTGTACTGACTCTAAATATGGGTTAACAATGTTTAGGAATCTGTTTCTTGTTGCTTGAGTATTTTGTTCGAATACTAGGTATCTTGAAGAACTTGCGATGTATTTCTTAACTGCAATTAATAATCTTCTAACGTTGATTCTATCAAGCGCTGTTGATCTTTCTTGTAGCGTCTTTTGACCCCATATCGCTACTCCTGTTTGTGGGAAGGTTGCAATTGGATTGATTTTAGCATCGTATAATCTGTCTCTTTCTGACTGATTTAATCTGATTTTTGCTTCTAATACGTTTCCTAATACTCCTCTATTTAGACCAGCTGGTGCGAACCATTCTGCTCCTATTTTGTCTGATGCTGCAATAGCTCCAGGTACAATTACCGAAGGTGGTACTAATACTGGCTTATTAGCTGCTGTGTCGAGTACTTTAACCCATGGGTAGTAAACGGCTGCGTAATTTGAATCTAAACCATCTGCTGCGTTAACTGCTTGATTAACTGATTGATTATACTTAGCTAAATCCATTACATAAAATGCATCACCACGTGTTTCTACCATGTCCGTTGCTGCAGTTGTTACTGCTGAGTGGAGTTGTTTTATTACTCCAGGTAGAGCTAGCATGTTAATATCATACTCATCTTGATTTGAAAGGATATCTAATGCTTTTTTATACCCTGTGTGACCTGCTTCTCCATTTGATAAATTAAAACCATATAGGTTAGTTCCTGCTGTGTATTGAGTCGTATCTAATGTGCTTTCATTTCCTACAAACTTAACCGTCCATGGTGCAACACCATCCTCACCTCCTTGGAAGGGAACTGTGAATTTAAGTTGATTAGCTGTTGGTCCATTTGCTCCTGTAGTGTCGATTGAAGCACTTAGTGAGCCTACCCACAAGCTTGAACTTGCATGTCCTGAGTAATTTTCAACGTTAAAATCACCTGATACGTTTACTTCAGTTGTTTCAGGTAAAGGCTTAATAAAGTTTGCATTATCTGCTGCTTTATCACTGTATTTCCAACCTAAATATCCCTTAGAACTATAAGTACTATTTATTTCTTGAGTGCCTTCATATGAAGCTGATGGGAATACACAATCAACAGCTAATGAAGATGTTGAAATTGGATTACTTACTGCTCCAAATCCTTTTGGTGATAATTTAGGTGAAGTTGCTTTTGAAGAAACTGCATCTGCTACTTCTACTCTGATATAATCTGAGATGTTTGAGAAATTACCTAGTAATTCTACTTTATCTAATGTTTCGTTATATTGAGGGTATCTATCACCAATTACTCTTGAAATATAGTTTGGTGAGTCTGGATCTAAATTACAACCATTAAATTGTTCTAAAATTGATGGGGATTTATCTTTATCACTATAGCTTCTAATAATTACTGAGAATGTTGAGTATTGTTCCTCATTATCAATGTCTGAAGGTTCTCTTAAGTTAGCAATAGATATTTTAAAATCTTTATTTGTTGCAGTACCATGTGCTATTGTATGGAATTTAAATAATTCTTTTGTTGTTTTATTAACATCCAAGAATTGTGATTTAATGAAAGGTGTAGAAGCGAAATCATATCCTTCAGTTTGGGAAAGATTAGTTCCGTTAAATGCTGCATTCACTGATTGTGTAACAAGTAATATTGGTTTGCCTGATGATATTCCATTATATCCTGAAAGGTCTGTTCCTTGTGTTGTGACTGCTACTGATGCTGTTGTTGAAGTAGTGAATTGATTTAAAATATCTGTTGTTGATCCTCCTTCTGTTACTGTTACTGTTAATGAATTTCCGCTTAGTGTTGAGGTAAATGAACCTATAGTATTAATAGCTGTATTCATTGCTGTAGCTAAAACAGATCCTGAAACAGTTCCCAAAGTATCTAAACCTATAAGTGATGCATTTACTAATGATCCTGTTAAGCCTACTGTTGCAGCAGCTGCATAAGACGAACCACTAAATACTACTGTGTATTGTGCTCCATCACTATCTGATAATACTACTGCGTTTCCATAACCTGCTATACTATCAATACTTGAACTATTAAAATTACTATCAGCAAATGTAATTGTTGATGTTTCTGATACTGTTGATGCTATGCTTGTTTGTAGATTTTTAAAGTTAATGTATGTGTATCCAGGAGTACCTCCATATGATACTACTCCATCTTTACTATTATCAGGTGAGTCTCCTAATTGTTTAAATAAGTAATTAGAATTAGCTGGATTTACTGAAGCTGATAATTGAGTGGTAGTAACTCCGGCTCCACTTAAAGTTAAACTAAAATTAGTATCAAAATCTGTTCCTGAAAAAGCTGAATCTCCTAAATTAGGAGTTCCTGTTGCTTTAGAGGGGAATATTACTCCTAATAATACGTTTTCACTTCCTGAAGCTACTATTGATATATACTCATTTGTTCCATTTTTAAATTCATAACCACCACCAGCTAATACTCTACATACTGTTACTGATCCTGCATTTTTAAGATATTCTCTAACTGTTTGTGGTACGAATGTATCTGAGCTAAGTGTTCCGAATTTTCTCTCATATTCAGCGAAGCTTTTTACTACTGTTGGTACGAATGCTGGTCCTTTTACTGTAGGTCCAACTACTGCTGCACCAATTGCGCCAACTCCTTGTGGTAGGAATGATTGGTCATTTTCTCTAGTAAATACACCTGGTGATATTATTTGTTCTGCCATTTTATATGATTATTAGGGGTAGTTTTATTTCTTGGTTGTTCCCATATAAATATAGAAGAAGATTCCAAACCAAACCAGAGGAAGCGACTAAGTTTAAATTTAGTCGCTAGAGATAGGGGTAGAAATGCTAATATATTACTCTACAGGAGTAAATTCACCTGTTTCAACATTTAAGCTACCTTTACCATATTTGTCAGATAGTGATTTTGCTAGGTTGGTTTCTTTTTCCTCCAATATATTTAATTGGGATTTTAAAAAAGCATCCTGTTCTTCCAATTTGATTTTGCTTAGGGTTAATTGACCAAATGAAAGGGTCAGTTGGGTAATTTGGGATTGGAGGTCTTGTAACTCTTGAACTTCTTCAGGGGTGAATTTTTTTGCTTCGCCTGTGATTTCAGAGGGTGAAGGTATTTTTTTTTCTATTGCCATAACTTTAATTTAGGTGTTAGATATACATATATAATATTAAAAAGAACCGCCGTTTATATCTCCGGAGATAATATCTCCTGTAACATTTAAGGATCCTGATATTTTTGTAGGTCCAAATTTTTGAGAATTTAAAGCTGAGGATGATGTTTTTAATTCTATTTCTGTTTCTGGGTCCTTAGTGCCTATTCCTATTTTTCCCGATGAAGATACATAAAATGGTATACGATCTTCTGATCCCCCAAAGGATTCCGATGGTATTCTAAATTGAATGCTTTTT